CCAGTGTTAGCTGATGCAGCATTGGCAGTCAATGTTAAAGAAGTATCAGAAGCAATGCTTAGTACAGTTCCAATCACAGTACCATCAGTTTTACGGATAATACTACCAACAACATGCTGCGTTGAGAACTTCGTAGAAGTTCCAGTAATTGTTGCTGAACTTGTAGTTGTTGTAATAGTTCCTGGCTGAACTCCTGAAGGTGGAATACCTGGAAGGGCAGTTGCTAATCCTGTAGTTGTAAAATTTGAATATAATCCAACAGTTGGAAATGTATCAACAAAAGGAACTGAGTTTACAGAATTTACTAAAACATAGTTACCAACTGTTGCTGGTTGGAATGCCCCAGCCACTTGAACTGTATGGGCATCATTTCGACATTTATTAATGTATACATATTCAGTTGCAACTTTTTCTAACTCGTAACCACTGACATATGCTTTTCCTGGATCGAGCGCAATTGCTAACTGACCATCAGATCCAGTTTTACTAATTCCACGATTAAACGAAGGAACAAGAGTATATTCCCAATTGATACCACCAGCGCCATCATAAGCCGAACCAGTAGTATGTGACGGAGCAGTACCAGCAGATGTTCCAGTATTTTTGGCAGTATAGTAATTTCCATTTACTAAAATTACATCACCAATTATATAAGAAACACCAGTGGTCGTCCATGTTCCACGATTATTATCTCTTGCTTCGCGAACATCAACATTAAAAGGACGAACAGTGTAGTTACCAGACTCATCATAGGTACGACGAGCCATTGTTTTTTCTAACTCTGAGTATTGTGTTGTATTAACAATGCGAATAATCGTTCCATTAGAAACTTGCAGTAATTCAATAAATGTATCGTCTGCAGCACTGTTTAATGGTAGTTTTGATAAAATTAAATCTATGTGATAACGATGTGCGCCAGGAGCAGCATAGTTATAAGAAGTCTGAGCATTATCTAATAATGTAGAATCTTGTTCTGGTGTAATTTCTGCTTCAATAACACTTAAACCAACACGATATGAAGGTGTGTTAGTATATTTGTCAAGAACAATAACCTGTTCTTTAGTTGTATGTGGATCAGCGCAAAGAACAAAGAAACCATTAACATAGTAAACACCACGCTCGACAGTTGCTAAAGAACCAGTACCAGTTGCTGAACTCGATGCTGCCTGAACAGTTCCCGAAGCATCATCTAAAGTAATTACTTCACCATCAGCAAAAACTTTTTGAGTTCCAGTTGCACTAGTTCCTGATGGAGTTCCAGATGTATTATAACGAACATAAATCGTTGTTGGATCTGTAGAAGTTGCAGACACAACTTTAATAATTTGTGCTTTTAATCCACTTGATCCAGTAATATACTTACCAGCAGTTCCTTGAATGAATGATTCTGTTGTAACAGTACCATAATCTTTTGTTAATTTTACATATTGAGCATTACAATCAATAGAAATTTGACCAGGAATAACCATTGCGCCCTGTTTGTAAATTGCGCTGCCATGTCTCTGAATCTGATTCTGTAGAATGGTTTGTAATTGGGTTAATTCTCTGGCTTGAACAGCAAACGATGGACGAAACAAAATACGATAGAATTTACTATCTTCGCTGTAGTCATCATTATACGGTTCGGTATTGAAATCTAGCATGTTTTACTCTTCTTTTATGATTCAACTATTTAGTTAGAATGTTATGATAGTTCTAAGGGTAACTGTTTCGTCGGCTGATGGCGTAAATCCAGCTTTGTTATCAATAAACAACATATCACCTGAATATTTATCAAGCGTTGGATTACCAACTGCAGCAACACTAACAAATTGATTGTTTATATTGGTCATTTGATCTCCAACTTGTGGAGTATCTCCATCTAAAGACGACACCAACAAACTTGTTCCTGTATCATTTGTTGCTATAATAATATATCTTTTTTGTTCTGAATTACCATCAACTGTTCTTGGAATGGTTAAAACCATATCCCTTTTAAAGTTTGTTGTTAAGTAAGTTCCAGAAATAGTAAAACAACCAGAACCAAGTGGATCGGCAAATCTATTAGTTGTGTTATAATATCTTGGGTTCTTTATGATACCAACTTGACGATAATCGTTCGCTACATCAAATCCTTGGTTTTTATCTCTAGAAACATTACTGTAGAACATTAATGTCTTTGAATACAATTCATCAAACGCATCTTTTCCATGGCCAGCTGCTGGAGAAATAATTGCTCTTGCTGTTGCCCCCTGAGCTCCAGTATTAGCAGTAATTACAACATCAGCATAAGTGTAATTTGATCCTTGATTTGTAATTGTAATTTTACTTATTACACCACCAACAGTTGTAGCAGTTGCTGTTGCTCCAGTACCATCTCCAACAATATTAACAGTTGCGACTCCATAATTATAACCACCGCTAATTATTTGAATATTATTAATTGTTCCAGGAACAGTAAGCAATTCATTATTTGCTTGTAATGTATTAATATTACCAATAGAAATGTCAGGAGAAAGTTTACATCCAGTTCCATCACCTGTTGCAGTAATGGTAGCAGAACTGTAACCAACTCCTGGATCATCAACTTGCACTCCAACTAATTGTCCATTCTCAAGAAGTGGAATTAGTTTCGCATTAGTTTGAGATGATTGAAAAGATGCCGAAAATCCTGTTCCAGTTGTCGTATTGATAACAACTGATGGGTTTCCTGAATAACCAAACCCATATCGCAACACTGCTGTTCCACTTGCAGAATAACCAACCCACTGTAGAGAAGCTGTTCCATCAGTAACAATTTGACCAAGTGTTGTAGATGTTGGAGAAGAAGAACCAGTTGTTCCTGCAGTTGTTACTGTGTATAATTTTGTTCCAACAGCAAACTGTTGACCCAATGTTACGACAGTAGATGATGTCCAAACAGTTCCGATTGTTACTGTTGGTACAGATGTATAGTTGGCGCCAGCATCAAGAATTTTAATTCTTTGAACAACCCCAGCTGGAGAAAGAACAGTAGTTGCTGATGGTAAATTGAGCGAATTGGCCAGAGTATGAGAAGAACCAACTCCTGTTCCTGTTAAATTAATTGCTGTTCCTGCGATTGCGTTCGCATAAGTTGAAGCCAATTTAACAGCAGTCGAAGAAGATTTAATAACATAATAAACTGTGTTATTAACTAATCCAGGAATTGTTGTTCCGCCACCATTTGAGTAAATTACTTTATCTCCAGAAGAAAACCAATGAGATCCAATGGTAATAACTTCAGATGTTGTATTAACGATACTACCATCAAATGTTTTTGTAGGAGCAGTAAAAGTAATGGTTGGGTTTGATGTATACCCAGAACCATATGAAGTTAAGTTTACTTCTCTGATACCACCCAATGTATTTACTGATGTAATTGCACCTGCAGTAAATGTTAATCCTGTTAATGTTCCAGCAGTTGTCGCAAGAGCAGTCCCAGTTGTAGTTGTTAGTGTGAACCCAGTAACACTAGGAGATGTTCCAGTTACAGCAGAAACTTTATATAAGTTTCCTGTTGTATATCCAGTAAAGGTTGCAGTTCCACCCTTTGTTCCAGTAATTTTAATCACATCTCCAACAGCAAGAGAAGAAGCTCCACAAGTAAATTGCCCAGCAGTTCCTGAAATTGCGATAGTAGAAGCAACAGTAAATGAGTTAAATGTTGGATATGCTTTAGCAGTTTCGCCAATAAAAGTTAAGGCGCAAGTCCCATCAGAAACTGTTCCATCTCTAAATGCTGGTTCAGAAACTCCTGTAGTTCCAGCCTGAGCAACTTTATAAATTTTACCTGTTGAGGTACCAATAAGATTTCCAAGATAAACAGCAGTACTTGCTGCCCATGTGCTTGTAACTGTATATGGAGGAGCAATAGAAATAGTATCTCCATCAACATATCCATAACCACCTGTTGTAATTGAATTGCTTCCAAGATAAACAGGATCATTGGCTAAGTAACCATCGCCATTAACTGTTAATGTCATAGAAGTATATCCACTACCACGAGAATCAATTTTTACTGCTTCAACACCACCATTGGAATAAAATTGTTGACTTAACGCAGTAACAACAGGGAAATATTGGTCATTTAAAAATTTAGTTCTTAATGCCAACGGCACATTAAACATATATTTCCAAACATACCCATCTGATAGAGAGATAGGAAGAACTTGTGTTCCAATTGGTTTTGCTGTGGATTTTGCTCCATTATTATTGTCAAGACATTTATATACATTATACTCATCTGTCATAACATAAAATTTTGCATCTTCTATGGTAAACGCACCAGTTGAAGAAACACCAATAACACCATTAGCAACTGCTCCAAGACCAACTCCAGTTGAATCAGTAATCGTAACCTTTGGAGGATTTGTGTAACCAGAACCAAAGTTGGTCATGGTAATAGCAACCACCTCGTTATTATATGTTGAAGCATACGCTGTCGCCTGTGTACCACCAGCAAGATCAGGCGGATCAATAGTTACTGTAGGAACAGTAAGATAATTTGAACCACCTGCTGTAATGTTTACACCAAGAACTTGTGTTGAATATTGATCATCGTAAATATCATAAACAGTATTAAATACCCAATCAATTCTTGGAACAATAAATGCAACATCATTTGATTGGATTTGTTTTAATGTTATAATATTATTACGAGTATCTCTTTCATATCTTAAATCGTCGATTGGATATGGTGGCGAAGTTTCATCTGTCCACGCTAATGTCTTACCCAAGAAGTAATAATATCTTGATGAGTTTGACAGAATCTCTTTGTACACACCCTCCGCAATGGTTTTATGTAAAAGAGACTTAATGAGAGAAGATGTTGTCGCCATTTTTTATCCGAAAATTAAGATACTGTTACAACCCAAGTAATTGCGATTGAATCACCAGCTGCTTTAGCAACTGATGGGAATACTGTACGGCAAAGTAAAGTACCACCAGAAGATGCATTTAAAATACCAGCTTCTTGCACACCTGGAGATGTTGAAGTTCCAGTACCTGCAGGGAAAGTGGCAGTGTAAGTAACTGTATTAGTAGAAACAGTTGTTGCTGAGAGAGTTACGCGACCACCCTCTGCAACTAAAGTTGAATCGCTTGCTGAAGCAGCAGTTGAAGATGTTCCAATTGCCATATGAGTCATAGCAGTATAAGTTGTGTCTTTCATTCTTGATGCGATATATGCTTTACCAGAAGTAACAACTAAATTTGGAACTTCAAATTTATTGAGTAGTTCGCCTTCAGAATTAAAGTGGGATACACTAACCATCCCAGTTGGTTTTAAATTTTCTTGAATATTCATTTGAATAAGATCTCCTATTGAGGTTTAATTAATACTATGTCTGAGGATTGGTGTCAACAGTTGAACCAAATTTTGAGTCCACAGTATTGTCGTAAATAATCGGATGGATACTAAAATAGCCACCCTGACTATATGGATTCTTTGCTACATAACCATCATCTGCCGATGACATTGTTTCTGTATCTGTAAGATATTTAGTGACATCTCTGACGATAGAATCGCTTGGGGTACTGATTGAATCAGATAAAGATGTTCCAATATCAAAAGTTATTGTTGAGTCGCTTTGGGTACTGATTGAATCGGTTAGCGATTTTCCAGTCAATAAAACCGCACTATCGCTTGGGGTGCTGATTGAATCGGATAATGATTTTCCAGTCAATAACGACGCACTATCGCTTGGGGTACTGATTGAATCGGTTAGCGATTTTTCAACGCTGAATGCTTGCGTTTCTGTTATTAACGCTGATTCTGTTAATGCTTTTGCTATATTAAATATTAAGCCACCTGCAGTATCTCCTGCATCTATCGTTCCAACAGAGTCTTTTAAACTCAATGCTAAAATTCTTACAAGAGATTGTAAAGCAGCACCGATATTAAAATTATTTGATATCTGATATTCACCAAACAATGCTGTTCCTGCAGGATGAACCATAGTTCTTACAGCAGTTTTATATGAAGATAATCTTTCATCAATTTGTAAAACATAAGAGAATGCTTGGTAGTATTTACTATCTTGAATGAAGATAGAGTCGCTTAAGAACCCTGCGTTTGATGTATAATACCCTGGATAATTAGCAAGAGAACCCAATTCAATTTTTAAAATTGCTTGATTTTTACTTACTGAAGAAACAACTTGACTAATTGCTTGTGTAGTAAATGTTCCAAGAACTGAACCAGAATATGTACCATCTACCCAAAACTGTTGATCAACAGCAGTAATTGTAACAGTAGGAGGAGATGTATATCCTGATCCAGCATTAGTTACAGTTATAGCAGTAATAACACCATTTACAACTGTGGCAGATCCAAGTGCCGTTACACCAGAAGTTGGTGGTGAAAATGTAACAGTAACAACATTACCATAGTTAGATCCACCAGAACTAACATCAACAGTATTTACAGTACCAGAAGAAAGTGTAGCAGTTGCTACCGCACCACTACCAAAGGTATAAGCATAATCGAATTTGTTGATATATCCCTGCTCTGCGCTACCATTTGTTGTTTCTGTAATATTTACAATGTTACCATTAACAAGAACAGTAGAAAGTAAGGGTTGAATTGCAGTTGTAAAATAATCTTGAGAAGAATTAATTGATATTGTAAAATCTGTAGAATACCCAATACCGAATTTAATAAATTCGCAAGAAAGAATACTTCCAGCAGTAGCATCTCCAACATATTGCGCTGTTGTTACACGAGTTACTTTTAAAATTGATCGTACACCATTTCCGTTTTTAAGTTCAAAAAGTTGACCAGCTTTAAACCCAGAACCACCTTCAAGAATTGAAACTTTAGATGTAGTTGCTACAATCGTACCAGCAAAAATTGTTTGATAACGAATAACATCTCCAACTTCAATGTTACCGAAAAACCTTCTATCAATAAAAATTTCATAAGTGTTGTTACTTAATTGAACAACACGATCAACTTCAACTTCAACATATTGGCGACGATCAACTAGAACTTTGAATGTTGTATTCGGTTTAATAACATCAACCAGTTTACCTTCAATTAAATCAGGTGTTCCAGTGGAAACTTTAATAAAAAGTGAAACATCTTTCTGCCACCTACCATCAGATGCGCGAAGCATCTGTGTTCCAGGGTATTTTACTTGAACATCTTTATTATAGAGAAGTTTAAACAATAATTTAAAAGATTGTTCGCTTCCTTTTGCCAAATAATGATTTTTAATATTTTCAAGTAAAAATGAATCACTAACTTGTAAATCTGCTGGCATATTAATTGCCAACTCATTTTTAAAATATTTAATAAAATCGTCTAGTGTTGTGTCTAGATCTCTTAGCGATGTAAGATCAACGCCACTGTTGTCCAAATACTCATAATATGCCTCAATAAAGGCAACGAATGTTGGATAGTCTTCCCTAACAAACTCAGGAACTTGTGTTGGGATTAAAGATGGTGAAGATATACGCATATTATGCTGGTCTTAAGTCAGTAAATTCATAGTTGAAGCCTGCGCTTAAATCGCCAGATGCAGTTTGGTCAGCAATCATATTAACAGTTAAGTGATCTAAACCAAGTTCAGCAACTTGATGTAATGCTGAAACGACATCGTTAGATCTTGGTTTCATTGAAATTTCAAAGTCAACATCTGCTAAAGCAGTAATATAAAGATTACTAATTTGTAAATATCCAGCGTCGTAATCAACTGAACCAATTGCTGGGTCAACGATAATTTTCTGGAAATTATTATCCAATGTGTAAAGACGAATTGATCCCAAACCATCATCGTCAATATAGTGAACATCAGTACTGCCTTTGATAAAGAATCCAGTAGAATAGATACTACCATCTGGTTGACCAGAAGCATATAATGGATTAATAATGTTTAAAACATATTGAGCAGAGATATTATATTTTACTATAAGTTTTCTTCTCAATAAAACTGTGATATTACTATTTACAATAGATGTGTCTGCTGTATCTATTAAACGAGAAAGTTTAGAGTGTCTAAATACACCATCGAATCTTCTTAAATCAGAATTGTTATAATTAACGATAGTATCAGTTACAATTTGTTGCAACTGATTAACTGTTTTTTTAGTCCTAGTTTGATCGTAATATGCAGTAACATCTATTGCGATATTAATATATTCTGGATCAATAATTTCTGGTGTTACAGAAACCATATTTCGTTTAGAAAGAATTTGATTGAGAATATATGTTTTTTGTAAATTTGTTAATTTATCAGCATCAGTAGGAAGAACACAAATATAAACTTTACCGTATACTGCTGGATAATTTACTTCCCCACCCCAAACAGATACGGATCTTGCTTGCGGAAACCCTGATAAAATTAGTGTTTTATAATCATCAGGTGTTACCGCACGATTTTGTGCAGCATAAGATCTTGGAGCATTATAACGAATGCTTTCAATATCTTCTGGACTACCACCACCAGTAGCAATTACTTTAGTTGAAATATTTGATGACCCACCAAGTAAACTAATACCACTATAATTGAATAATCTTGCGCCATTCGGAGCATCTAAACTTGAAACAAAATAATCAATAGTAATATTAAGGAATTACCAGATCAAAATGATTATTCATGCTTTGTGGCAATGGTTGAAACACTGAAAAATCGAATCAATGATGAAAAGTTACATTTAGATAATATAGGCTTGGTTATTATTGATGAAGCGCATTACAACTCTTTTAGAAAATTGCTAAGTTCATTTAAAAATTCCTTTATTCTCGGTGTAACTGCAACTCCTTTAAGTTCGAATGTTAAATTACCAATGAATGAAAACTATGACGAATTGATTGTTGGAGATACAATTGCTTCATTGATAGACAAAGGATTTTTAGCAAAAGCAATTACTTATAGTTACG